TCCCGTTTAAAAGTAATAATTAACAACTCATTAACAGCAACCGAATGCTTGATTATATTTTGTATTTTTTGATTAACAATTTTTTCACCGTTCCAGGCCAACACCTCGTCGCCGATTTTTAAATCTTTTATTTTTTTAATGCAGGTTGGAGTATTAACAGGAGCATTACTAGTTAAACAGCCGTATGTTTTAAATTTCGCATCGATGATAATGTCATCTTGAACTTTTATTTGTAATTTCATTACATCACCGCAAGCTGGGGCTCCTACCATACCTGTGCCTACGTTAGATTCATCTTTATCAAATTTGCCTACATTACGAGGATTTTCGTAATGATCTAAAACCTTTTCACTATAAGGCATTTTACTGATTCCAGTACTTAGGAACTCCGTATACTTCTACAACAACTCTACGATTTTCACTGCGTCCTTGTGATGTTTTATTAGTAGAGACTGGTTCTCTTTCGCCTTTACTATCTGTATATACACGAGCCGCTTCTACACCTTGACTAACAAGATATTTTTTTACCGCTTCAGCTCTACGCATACCCAAACGTAAATTATAAGCGTCTGTGCCAACGCTGTCAGTATGTCCAATAACAATAGCAAGTTCTACCGTCATGGTATTTAATTTAAGTACTAACTGATCGAGTGCTTGTTTGCCTTCTGGTTTAATTACTGACTTATCAAAGTCAAATAATGATTGTGCTAGATAAGTTATTTTTCCTAATTCAACAGGCTGAGGTACTGGTGTTGGTTTTTCTTTTGGCGACTTGAGTGTAACTACAGGCTGTATAGCACCATCGCACATAGCATCAGCACTTGCTGGTGTCCAGAAGTTATTTCTCCAACATAAGTTAGTGGAGTTAGTCACCGGTCCTGATTGACTATTCCAGTTATCACTAGCCTGTGCTAGTCCCGCAAACATTAATGATATTAATAGTAATTTTTTCATGACATCCTTTATTGTATGGGTTCTGTATGTTTATGTTTCAATGATTTTTTAATAGCCTTAAGCCAAAGTTTTTTACATTTTTCTATGTTATGTTCTAATTCGGCTTTATTGAGTTTTTCAATTAATTTTTTGATTTTCATTATATTTTTCCTTAGTTAGGTATTAATGCCATTTTTTCTGTTCCAGTTTGTGGATCAGTTATTTGCTGCCAATGATATCCGGCTGGCGGAGTTTGTGGCGCTACCTGTGGCTGAACATAAACAACGCTTGGAGGCGGTGTATAATACACAGGAGGCGGCGTATAATATCTTGGTTGCGCTAATTCATATCCAATTACTCCCCCGATCAAAGCAGGTGCTACCCATCCGCCACGATAACAACAGCCACCTCGCCAGTGAGCTTCGGCCGTTGACATAGTGGCAAATAATACGCTCATTAACAAAATACTACCGAATACTAGTGTAAAAATAAATTTATTTTTCATATTACGTCTCCTTAATTACCAAAAATACCAGGTTAAATTAGTAGTAATATTTAGTATACACTATGTCTAGTAAACTGTCAAGTATTTTGATTATTTAGACATGCCGCGTTTCATTGCGGCTTTGGCGTTTTGGCTTACTACTTGTTGAGCTTGATCTGGGTTCATTGACATATTAGAAGGGTTGTCATTACCTTTAAATCTAACTACGTTTGAGTTTGGATCATAGGGCTCTAATAAATTTGATAGCGGTTCTTTAGATATCAAGTCACCCAACGTATCTTTGGTGATATTAACACCTTGTCCTTTTGCAAGATTGATAAATGCTTGTGTTGATATCTGTTTTTTTGCGTTAGTATCTTCGGCACGGCTAATTAAGAATTCTACTACACCTATTAATTTACTAGTATCTACGCCACTAGAATCTTCAACTTCAAAAATTAACATTATCTTTTGGCGCGGCCTAAACCAGCACCACCCATTTCAGGAGCTTCTGGCTCTTCAGGTTCTTCTATGCCTGGAGCCATTCCTTCTTCGCCGGGCATTGTTTCATCAGGAATTTCTCCGCCCATTCCATCATCGTCCATACCTGGAATAGCAGGAGCTGCCTGACCTGTAACAGTGCCTAATGCGGCATCCATTTGTTGTTTGGATTGTTGTAGGTTTTGTACTAAGCCTGCTAATGCGGCTGTAGCATCAGTATTAAACTGCATAGCTTGATCAACACCAATTTGATTTTTAATTTGATCAACAAGTGCTGGCAAATCTTTAAACTGCATACTGGTAACTTGCTCTAACATTTTTTGAACATTGTCTACCATGTCTTGTGCGGCTAGTACTACCTGAGCTTGTTGAACTTCGCTTTCGCGTAATAAGTGATATAAACTGTGTCTCAATTTTTTATTTTCCGTAGTTAATGCAATTTGTGCCAAACGTTTTTGTTCGGCAATAGTTGGATTTGTTTTTCCAGGAACTATATTAGTATTGTCAGCTGTTTGTCCGGCTATGCTATTAGGTTGAGCAGCCTTCTTTTTTTGTGCCGCCATTTGCCCAGCAGCCACAGTAGGATTTGGTTGAACCATATTTTTTTTCTGAAGTGCTACGTTTTGGTCTGCTCCGGCGGCAGCTCCGACTGGTACAGTAGATGTTTCTTTTACTTTAGTTGCCAATACACGTTCCATCATCATTAATTTTAAGTATGTTGGGTTTTGCTCACTAAAGTGAAATTCTCGAGTTTGACGATGCTCGTTAACTAATTTACGTACTTTAGTTAACATTGTACGTGCTTGTTTGGGGGAAATAATATCGACATTGATAGTATCTCCAAAGTAACTTTCAAAGACTTTAGCGGCTTGCTTTGAAGGGGTATGTGCGGACAGTTCGAACAGTTTCATTATTAAATCCTTGTTGTTGTAAGTATTTAGCTCGATTGACACAAATCACTAATTCATTTTCTAATTTTTTCTTGTGAATAATTTTAGTTTCTAATTTAGTTCCTATAGTTTCTCGAAACAGCGGTTGATTACTTTTATCTCCTATTTTAGCACGAACATTGATGTCATTAATTAATGAGGTTAATTTACTATCTAAAGTTAAAATATTTCTTGCTAAATTGTAATTTTTATATTTGTCTGCTATACACCAACTTAATGCTGTTCTTGTACTTGAAAATACACCTATATCTGATGCGGAACAGAATACACGAAATCCTGGTTTTTCAGGTATTATACGATATTTGTAAAATACTTCATATGATCCGTCGTCTTCTTGCCATATAAGATTGGGGATTGTGTTACGGAATTCGTCATGAATTACACGTTTAAATTCTTTATCTTCGGTCATTTTATTGCGTAGTGCATTACTAAGTATCCTATAATACTAAGTAAAGTTCCTATAATGCCTATACCCCAAGCAATTAATTGATCTGATCGTTTATTAGCCATAGCAGAAACACTATCTTTAACTTCAACAACCATTTCGCATAAGTGTGCGATGTTTGCGGCCATATTAGACATTTTGTCTTCTAATTTATTGTAGCGTTCAGCACATAATTCTACGTGTGCTTCTAAACTTTTTTTCTCAATATCAGTGGCTTCGATCATGGTATTTTCCTAACAGTATATTTATTCAATTTTACGAAACCATGTATTTTGTTTAACACCTGTTGTAATCAATATTCCAGGTAAATCTTCTACATTATCGAGTCCAATAAGCATAGGCACTGAGTCACAATCTGTTATTAACGTACTTACTGGATTGTCCGGTGGACCAAACACATCCGGAGTTTCTACTTCAAATTCAAAATACCACAAGTTTTCTCGTTTTTCTGGAACTGTGATTTCAAATATCTGTGAGCGCATGCCTATTAATTGTGTTATGGTTTCCCAATTTCTTTGACGATTTCTAGACAAACTCCAACTTTTTTCATCAACTATGTGTTTACCTGCCATGTCTAAAAATGGTATTCGTGAGGACTTGTAGTGCCCAACAACACCGGTGGCTGTGATGTCAAAGAAAGTTTCGCAGGAAAATCTCATTTAGTTTTTTTAGATAGCTCGTATAAAACTTCGGCTTGTTCGCAGATTTCTTTTAGTGCGCTGATAGATTCTCGGGCATTATAAATTTCCATCCATCTTTTTTGTCGTTCTATATCTGCTAATTCTTCTTCTAACAAAGGATCTCTAAGATGTAACTCTCTAGCCTTTTCTCCAGGTCTACGGGCATATACGGTTTTACCACCGTCTGGACTTTCAAAAATTGTTATCTCTGTAATTGTTTTAACTGTCATAGTGTGAATATTTAACCCATTATACTGCCAGTCTAAACTAAAGTCAACAAAAAACCCACCAAAGTGGGTTTTTGTATTTAAAGTTGTCTTTAAAATTAACTTGCTGATGTTGCTGTAGATGCCAAACGGAATCCAACGTTTGTAACTGTAGCGGCTGCTACGTTGCAATATGTATTAGCAGAGCTATTATAGATATTGCCCAAACCTTGAATAGCGGCTTGTAATGTAGTAGCTGTGTAAGCACCTGTTGGGTATATAGCAACGCTCATGTCAACTGTATTGTTTGTGTTGTCAACTTGATAAATTGCTACTGTCGCAGTTTGTTGAATCTGTTGAAGAATCTGTTGAACTGCGCCATTAACACCAGCTTGGTTAAAAGCTGAGTTACCTAAACCAATACCAAAAAAGTCTAATTTAGGGCCAGCAAAGTTAACTGGTGTACCAGCTGGGCTATATGCTGTGTTTGCTGATAACTGAGGACCGTTTAGGGTATCAGTTGCGAATACTGGTTGTGATCCGCCGTTTACTAATGGAATAAATGCCATGTTAAATCTCCTTATATATATGAACCTTTCGGTTCTGCATTTATTTAGTTAAACTGGTAAAAACAAGGAGTTTGGTATATTATATTTTGGGCTGTTTGGTAGCACGTGTAAAGTCAAATCTATTGACAAATTTAACTGTCCCGCCTGGGATGGTTATGACCCATCCTTCTTGCCCTGGATGCTGTAAATCTAGTTGACGCAATAAGTCAGTTTTGATATCATGTAATAATACAAAAGCTGAAAAAGCCGCGGATAAGCCTTGTATATTGCTTCGTGGGCTTTGAAAATATTCAACAATATTATTATATTTGCGTGGTGTAACTTTAGTTTTTAACCATTCTGCGAATCCAGGGACTAACTGATTAATATCAAAATTAGTGATATTAACATTGCCGATTAAACTGTTAATGTAATCTACACAGAGTTTTGGTAAGTCTGTAATTTGTAGTTGTCTAAGTTCAGCTGGATTGAATAGTGTGTCTATATCTTTTCCGTGTTGGCTTAATAATGTTTTTAACTGTTTTACTAGTTTATTGTCGCTTGGCTGTACATTTTCACTAGGGCGAATGGGTTCTATTAATAATAACCCAGGTACAGGATTTAATTTTACATTACCCAAAGGCTCTTTTGGACCACCTGGTTCTTTAAATCGTGTATGTATGGCTATACCTACTTCGCTAGTGCCTATTTGTTGTCCCAACGGACTAGCTGCCGGTATATTATATTGAACTATATTTGGTTTAAAAACATAAGCACCTTTAATTTCAGGCGGAGTAGATGTATATAATAAATCTCCTTGTATATACCCTCTAAAATTTTCTGGAGTCGCGGCTTCTAACATAGGCCAAATTTTTTCGTAAATAGGAGCCAAGTTGGCAGTGCGATTAGCAGATTTACCTTGTGCGGCAGCTTCGGCATCTCTTTTTTGTAAATGACTTCTAATTTGTTGCGGACTAGTAAACATTCCATTATATCCACGAGCTGTTGCTCCTGCGACATCGGTCAAAATAAATGTTCCTGCGGCATCTCTTCCAAA